TCATGCTCAAATACTTCTACTTTATCTACCCAGCACCTACCTTCAGATTGTTCTTTAATAATATTGTTACTTACCTTGAAGCAATATTCTGCAAATTTCTCAATACCAACCCCATCCATTACTCGTAAATCTAATACACCAGCTCCGTTAAGGCCTTCTAAACTCTCAATATAAGGATCATTTTTATCTATAACTGTAGTGTGATCGAATTGCTTCTTAAGAAGCTTTTTTAAATGATCAAAACTTCCGAAATCCACTACCCAATTATGTTCGTCTAATTGACTAGCTTTAAACCAAAATTTAGCCGTTAATCTATAACCGTGTAGGAATCTACAGTGAGAATCTGCCTTTGGCTGACGAAAAGCACAACTACCGAGCTCGAGAACCTTTGTACTAGTAAAACTCATATATTCTTATTATAACTACAACCTAAAAGTAATCAACTGTTGATTTACAATTTAATTACATTATAATGATTTCATATGAATGAAGATCTACTTCAATACGCTAACGGTAATAAACCAAGAACAGAACAAGAAAAAGAATTAATTATCGAAAAAGCTTCTGCTGCTTATGAGTGTTATATGGATGCCTTAGGGTTCGACTGGAGAAATGATCCAAACAGCGCAGACACACCGAGACGAGTGGCAAAGGCGTTTGTCAATGACTTAGCAGAAGGGTGTTATAATGAACCTCCTAAAATAACAGCATTCGATAATGTCGATAGTTATGATGGTTTAGTTTTTCAAGGTAATATTACAGTACATTCCTTCTGTTCTCATCATCACTTACCGTTTATAGGACACGCTCATGTATCTTATATACCTGGTAAAGAGGGAAAGGTTATAGGTCTTAGTAAGTTAAATAGAATTGTTGAATGGTTCTCAAGGAGACCGCAGGTTCAAGAAAATTTAACTATGCAAATTCATAAACACATTGATCTTGTAGCTGAACAAAATAAAGGAGTTGCGGTTTTAGTGGAAGCGGATCATATGTGTGCGTGTGTAAGAGGAGTTAAGCACAATAGTACAATGAAAACTGCTAGAATGTCAGGTGCATTTTTAGATAGCGGAGATCTTACAAGGCAAGAGTTTTATGATTTTGTAAGAGACTTAAAGTAAGTCAAAAATAGCTTTAATTTCCTCAGGGCTGACATGCTCCGGGAGGTCGGCTTTTATTTGCTCGAAAGTATCAAAATTATCTCTAATATTACTAGCGCTATAGGGTCGACCAATAGCATTAGATACAACATCAACTGCAGTCTCCTCAGGATTCGCAATATCTAATTCTAATCCTTCTTTTTCAGCCCAAGCTTGTGCAGATGTCCAACGCTTCCAGTCGTTATCTTTTTTACTAGCACCTAATATAACTGTAGTTCCAGGATCGAGAGTTTTTAGAGACTCAAACGCTGCTGTAACAGGTGATGGAAATTCAGAAACACTAATTGTAACATTATTAAGCGGTTGTGCATACAGTTCAAATATCTGTTTAGCTGCAGCTGGTGTAATTAATTTACCATCTTTAGTTCTTCTTTCACTTTTAGCTGACGGTGCGGAAATTAAAACATGAACTTGACCTCGAGGATGCATTTCACTATATTGTTTAACCATTTCATAATGGCCTCGATGAGGTGGCTTAAAGCTTCCAGGTACAAGAACTACTACTCTATCGTTTTTTTTTAAGTCTTCGATAGAGATATTACTACTTAAATCCTTTAATTCTAAATCTTCAATAAGAGAGTCTATCTTAGAATCAAAATTTTCACCTAATCCATAATCACTAACAACCTTACGCAGAATCTTAGCAATTTCTTTTGCGTTCTCAGGTCGGACGTCTTGGGTAATAGCTTGTCTCTCTACATCATTTAAATCGGCGTTATCTAAATCAACAAATAAAGACTTACGCGCTAAGTTAACATAAAATGTTTCACCTTCTGTAGTTAAAGGTTCTGCAGTAGTAGGTTCCTCTCCTTGCGCTAAGCTATCTGGAGTTGTAGGTTCAAATTCCCCTCCAGTCTCAGGACCTTTCCTAGGTACAAAATCATCCTCAGCCTCGAGCACTTTACCCTTCTTCTTTGTAGATGCTTGTGATAGGGCATCTTTTGTCGCCTTGGCGGCTTTCAGCGCTAGCTGTTTTTGTTGTGGTGTTGCAGTACCAGCAGCAACTGCATGTTGAGCTAATTTAGTAGCATCAAGACTCTTATCTTTCTTCTTCTGTTCAGGAGTGCTCGGTTGTTGATATTCTCGAACTATTTTGAGAAACTTGCTCATCTTAATTATTTATAGGAGAGAAAGTTTATTTCTTATGTCTTCGAAGTATGTTTTATCTAAAAATGTAAGATCATACTTCTTACAGAAATATTGTAATTTGTTAAAGTAAAAAGACTTTGACTGATTCTTTTTAAGTTTCCGCATTAATACGACCCTAAGCTCCTCACAATATCCATTACATTTAACTTTTTTCTTAAACTCACTAAAATTATATTCCTCCTGTAATATAATTACTGGAAACTTCTTACTAAAAACATCTAAAAATGACTTATATACTACATTAAGCTCATTAGTTGTATTAAAAAATATAACCGGTTTATATTTTTTATTATATTTTTTTAATATCTCGCATGTATTGTATATAAAATAATGAAATATATATTTTTTATGTTGAGCATTATTATGCTTTAGCTCTGAATCAAACTCAGATGTCTTTGCGACTACTTGATTATGTGTAAACTGTAATATAGGTGTAAAATTAACAACTTTAAAAAAAGAATCTGGTATCCTATAGCTCAGGTGCGTATGTTTTGTTAAGTCTGAGAATTGCATGTGCATTATTCTGCCAAAAATCTGTGTAACTAGTTATAATATATTTGTCAATATAACGCAAGTAATTTTTAAATCGGAAATAATGAGATAAATTTGTTGGAAATAAAATATAACTACCTTTTCTAGTAACCTTAATTATTAAAAACCATAGATTACCACTCTCCACTTGCGCGATCCATTTATCTAAGGTTTTGTTTGTAGTGAATAATTTATGATAATCGAATGTTTTGTAGTTCTTACATTCTAATTTAAATCTAGACATGCACGGAGGTACCATAATATCTCCATCCATCATACGCTTTTGATCTTCCGTTAATCTATCAAGTCGGTGAAAGTTAGCGCCTCCAGTATAGGCTCCGGAATTTGGAACTCTAATAAAATTCTCATTAAACGTTTCACTCAGATCTTTAGTAACATCACGCTCCCAGCTGTTACCCTTTTGCTTTGCGGCACTAGGCATTATATAATTATATACTATCTAGCCAGATCTTGCAAGTTAATAAATTTAAGAACTGCATCTTTAGGTATTTTCTCTGTCCAGTAATTACCTTCATCTGCAGGGTTTAACTCAGGTAATTTATCTCTATCTAATATTAACAAATAACCTCTACCAGTTTTTTTGTATTCATGAAACGCAAATCTACCAGCTAACTGTACGTCAGCTGAAACATATGAACCTGTTATACCTTTACGTGTATTTCCTACTCCTCGAGAAACTACAAAACCGTTTTTAATTAAATTTTTATATTCAGCTGAAGATATTCCTCTATAAGCTTCGTTAGGTTTATTTTGTAATTTTGCAATATTAGCGGCAATGTTTTCTTGATCTTCTCCTTCCGGTGGAAATAAGAGATAATCATATATTGACTTACTTTCGTTTAGTTTTTTTTTAGCTTTTTTTTTCTTTTTAGTCTTCTTAACCTTACCTTTGCGTTTTATAGTAGATCCTAAAACCTTAGGTAAACGAGCATCTCCGGATGCATATGTATCGTCGTCTGTATACCCACCACCACCCTGGCCGCCACTAGCTGCCATACCAGCTGAAGCCGTTGTATTATCTGCTAGATACTGAACTACTGCCTCGTCGAATAAGCGCATTTTAAGTATTTAGTTGACTTATACACAATTGTACTATAATAAGTATATGGATGTTGGTGATATCATCAATCAATACCTCGAAGAGGCTAACCTAGATACAGATTTAGACAGGTTAGAAGTTATTACTACTCAAGAGAGATTAGTAAATAATAAGCATAAATGGTCAGCTAGACTTATAAATCATAAAATAAATCTAAGCAATTTTAAATTTAAGAGAGAATCTGCATTAGAAGATAGAATTACTGAATTTCAAAATACAGAACCTGTAAGAGTTAGTAGGAATATCGCAGAAAGAGCAGTTCGAAATAAAAAAGAAATTAAAGTTTTAGATTTAAAAATAAAGAACGAACAACTTATCATTGATTATCTAGAAAATATATATAAAAATATAAGCTTCGCTACTAATGATATTAAAAATTTAGTAGAACTTATGAAGCTTGAAACTCAATGATTACTATTGAATATACTTCAAACACTCACGCTATTATAGATGGTCCTGAGGTTAATATTATAAGAGAGCACTTTAGCGTAAAAAACGAAGCTGTTCACTTTCAACGGCGATTCGGTAGATTTGTACCTCCGAGAACATATGTAATAACTAATCAAGGTAAAGTTGAAATTGGATTACTAGAAGAAGTAATCCAATTTTGTGAATCAAAAGATATACTATTCAAATTAGAGAGTAAGATTAAAGATATATTATATCCATCTTTAACTAAAAACAGTATTACTCCGTATGACTTAAAATTAAAACTAAGAAACTATCAGCAAGATATAGTTAACACGTGTATTAGTCATGGAAGAGGTACAGTAATTCTAGCAACTGCGGGTGGTAAGACATTAGCAATGGCGAGCTTGTTAGAGTTTTACTTTAAAAATTATAGTAAAAATTTTAGATGTTTAATTATTGTACCAGATTTAGGTCTCGCAAATCAAACAAAAAACGATTTTAAAGAATACAATACATCATTTACTACGTCTAAATGGACTGGTAAAGATAAGTTAGATTTATCTACAAACGTTGTAATATCGAATTTAGGTATATTACAGAGCGATAAACAAGATATATCCTGGATTGAGCATATTGATATATTAATAGTAGATGAGGTTCACAAGGTAAGAAGAGGTAATAAAGTAAATAAGCTTTTTCGAGCTGTAAAAACTTCTAATCGATTTGGGTTTACTGGAACATTACCTCCAGATAATTTAGATAAATGGAATATTTTTGGTAAGATTGGTCCTCAATTATATGAAAAAAAAGCTCACGAACTAAGAGATGATAAATATGTCGCAAAATCTAAAGTCCACGTCTTAGAGCTGAATTATATTACTCCAACAGCAGAAATATATCACGGTACTAATAGTAATGCGTATTACTTACAAGAGAATGAATTTATACGTAGTAGTGAGTACAGAAATACTCTAATTGCTAACTTATGCAACAAGCTCGACAATAATGGATTAATATTAGTTGACTACATAGAGCATGGCGAGCTACTATTAGAAGCTTTACAGTTAACCTGTAATCACAAAGATGTATATTTTATACAAGGTAGCGTAGATATAGAGCAACGTAAAGATATACAAAACTATATGGAAGCTCAGAAAAATGTAATTGTAATAGCTATATCGAAAATATTCTCTACTGGAATTAATATTAAAAATTTACATTATATTGTATTTGGAGGAGGTGGAAAAGCAAAAATTAAAATAGTTCAAAGTATAGGAAGAGGTCTGCGCTTGCATATTGATAAAGAAGAGCTTATAATTTTTGATATTGCTGATAATTTACGTTACGGTCAGCGCCATGTTGAACAAAGATTAGCTCTATATGACACAGAGCAAATAAAATACACATTTACACAATTTAATGAAACCAAAAATTAAAACAGTTAAAAAGAAAAAGAAAAAAAATAAAAAAACGTATTACGTTAGTCCGAAACGGTTTTTACAGCTATTAAAAGAATATTATGAATCAGATGACTTAGTTGAAGAGCTTGCGGAGTCTACTAGTAAGATTGCTGTTGGTTTGAGTTACTCTCCAAATTTTATAAATTATAGCTACAAGGATGAAATGATAGGCGACGCAATAGTTAAGATGATTGCAGCTGTAAAAAATAAGAAATTTAATTTAGATTCTACGTCTAATCCATTTTCATATTTTACTACAATTGCTTATCACGCATTTATTAATAGAATTAAAAAAGAAAAAAAATATAGAGAGACTATTTCTGCGTATCAAGAGCAATTATATAGTGATTTAGATATAACTGCATCGTCTAGTAAAATGGCACCCGGAAAGGATTACGATAAAGAGCTATATACATAAATGTCTATAGAAGTAGAACATAAGGTTGGTTTTTTTACTGATCTACATTTAGGTTTACATCAAAACAGTGAAAAGTGGCATGATGTAACTTATAAATGGGCTCAATGGTATACAAGCGAGCTTAAAAGTAAAAATACCAAAAAAATAATATTTGGAGGGGATCTGTTTCATTATAGAGATGAAATAAACGTAAAAACTTTATTTTTTGCTAATACGTTATTAGATTTATTTAATGATTTTGAAATATTAATGATACCTGGTAATCATGACGCATACTACAAAGATAACTCTACCATTCACTCTCTATCAATATTAAACAACAGATCCAATATAACAGTGTTTGATACACCGTCAGTAGAGACTATATCAAATAAACGTATAGGATTCTGTCCGTGGGGTACTGAAGTAGAGAATATACCTGATAATTGTGACTTAATAGTAGGTCATTTTGAATTACAAAATTTTAATTTTAATTCTTTTAAGGTTTGTGAGAATGGAATGGAATCAGCTGAGATTTTAAATAAATGTAACCTTATATTTTCAGGTCACTTCCATAACAGACAATACCGAAAATATGATAACGGAGAAATCATATATGCTGGTAATCCATTTGAAATGGACTTTAATGATATCGGAGATCAAAAAGGATATTACATATTAGACTTAGGATCAAAAAACATACAATATGATTTTTTTAAAAACAACATCTCTCCGACTCACGTAAAGGTAAATCTATCCAATCTACAGACTCTTAAAAATATTGCGAAGAAAAAAGGCTGGTCCAATATCGCGGTAAAGATTATAATAGATAAAGATATAAAGTCAAATTTATTAGATAAAATTATTGCGTCAATAAACTTTGAGGCTCCATTTTCCTTTACTACAGACTATTTACACAAATTTAGTATAGGTGACAAAATAAGCCTAACCAATGAGTTTGGAGACTTGAACATTAAACAATGTATTATAGAATATATTGAATCTCTCGATGTAGAGGATAAAGCTGAAGTGATCACTAAGACTGTACATCTATATAATAAGTTTTCATGAAGTATGTAGACTTTAATTCAGTAAAAATTCGAAACTTCCTGTCTATTGGAAAGGAACCAGTTGAGATATCGTTTAAACACGGTCTTAATGTTATCACGGGTGTTAATAGAGATAAAGAGGACAGACGAAACGGTGTTGGAAAATCTACAATAGCTGATGCTATTCATTTTGCTATTTTTGGTGAAACTATTCGTGAATTATCAAAAGAGTTTATAGTAAACTCTATTAATAAAAAGAATACATATGTAGAGTTAAAGTTCAGTGTTAATGAAAATAATAAAACAAAAAATTATAGAATTGTTCGTAAATTAAAGCCTACAAAATGTTATTTATACGTCGATGGTACAGATCTTACAGAAAGCACAATTCCGAATACTAATAAAAGAATAAAGAGTATTCTCAACAGTTCACCCGAGGTATTTCAAAATTGTGTTATAATGTCTCTTAATACTACACTACCGTTCATGGCACAACGGAAAGTAGAGAAGAGAAAATTTATAGAAGGAATACTTAATTTAGAAATATTCTCTGAAATGTTATTATCAGCCCGCTCCGAGTATAATGATGTACAAAAAAAGTATGAACATATTACTAAAGATTTTGATCACGCAAATAATATATGTAAACTATTGAATGATCAAAAAGAAAATATAATTAATAGTGTCAAAGAACAAAAAGATAAAATTTTAAAAAGAGTTAAAACGATACAAGACGAAATAGCAGAAAATAAATCTAAAATTAAAAATATTAATAAAGAGTTGTTTGAGAAAAGTAAGGATAAATTTAAAGTTATTAATGAGAAGATTTCTGATATATCAACGCAACTGTCTAATGTAAAAACAAAAATTACAAGACATGAGACTGAAATAGAATTTCACAATAAAAAACTTAATAATATAGGTACATCTGCCGACGTGTGTCCGACGTGCTTACATCAGATTACTAATAATGACCGGAGTCATATTCAAAAAGAAAAAAATAATATTCTTAAGGATATAGAAAATTGTAACGATGATATAGTAAGTTTAAATCAACAAGTAGATAGTATTAAAGAGCTAAAGCAAAATAATATAACAGCTCAAGGTCAAATTAATCAATATATTTCTAATATTAAAACAGTAAACAATAATAACAAACTTGCAAAGACATATATTGAAAATCTAAATAAAGATTTAGAAAAAAACAATCAAGACTTGACAGAGCTACAAAAAAGAGAAACAAGCGTAGAGGTACAAGATTTAAATAATAAAATTAATAACAACTTAAAAGAAGTACAACAACTTGAACAAAATTCTAATACAATATATAAGAGTTTATCTACTCTTGAAGTTGTAAAATATATCCTATCAGAAGAAGGCGTTAAATCATTTATTGTAAAGAAAATACTAGATGTATTAAACAATAGATTATTATATTATCTTCAAAAAATGGATGCAAATTGTATATGCAGATTTAACGAATACTTTGAAGAGGAGATTGTAAACGAAAAAGGAGAAAATTGTTCATATTTTAATTTTTCTGGTGCTGAAAGAAAAAATATCGACTTAGCAATACTATTTACATTTATGGACATGAGAAGATTGCAAGGCGACATTGCGTATAATATAGTTATGTTTGACGAATTACTTGATAGCTCTTTAGATGAAAAGGGAGTTGAACTTGTTCTTAATATTATAAGAGAGCGAATTGATACTTATAGTGAAAGTATTTATATTATATCTCATAGAAAAGAATCTGTTAAAGCAGCAACAGGTGATGTAGTTGTTTTAGAAAAGAAAAACGGAATTACCACGCGAGTGGATTTAGTAAATAAAACTGAATAAATCTATATAATGATAACACCATTCCATGCGAATGTTCAACGACTTCCATTTAGTCCTCCTATCATAAACAACCCGTTGTCACGTGGCAATGGTCTTAGTAATATAACGCAAATAACACCCCCAAAAGTTACCGCAAAATCTACCACTCATACTGCACCTGATCTACCTCGTGGGGTAAACTTCTATGCCGATTATTCTGGTTGTGGTCATTGGAGAATGATATGGCCAGAACTATTGCTTAACTGTTACGGTAAAGCCAATATACAGGGTGGTACTGTAATGATAGGGGATAAAAACTTCTATAAAGGACTTAAAACTATACGTATACAAAGACAAGCAACAGAATCTCAGTTAAACTATATTAAATGGCTCAAACAAATACAAGGAGAGTGTGGTTTTAAGATTATCTATGAAATAGACGATCTTATTTTTAAAGAAGATATTCCGTTTTATAATAAATTTAGATTTGCATTTGAAGATCCTAGTATCAGACAAACAAGCATGGAAATTATGCAAATTTGTGACGAGATTACAGTTACAAATAACTTCATGAAGGAGTATTATATAGAAAAGACTGGTAATAAAAACGTTACAGTAATACCTAATTTTATTCCAAGGTTTTGGATGGATAGATATTATGATTTAGATCAAATTAAGGAAAACTTTCAAAAACATAAAAGAAAGCCTAGAGTGGTTTATTGCGGGAGCGGCGCACATTTTGATATTGAAAACAATATCAAACAAAAAGATGATTTCTTTCATGTTAATGATGTAATACGTAAAACTGTAGACAAATTTCAATGGGTATTTGTTGGTGGTTTTCCTCTCTCTTTGCGAGATTTAGTCTCCCAGAAGAAAATTGAATATCATGAATGGAGTAATCTAGTAGATTATCCAAAAGCTATTAGTAAACTTAATGCAACAGTTTTTTATGCACCGTTAGAAGATAGTAATTTTAATAAAGCAAAGAGTGATTTAAAGTTTATTGAAGCTTGTGCCTTTGGAATTCCTAGTATTTGTCAAGACCTATGTACTTATGAAACTGCGTTTCATAAGTTTAAAACCGGTGAAGAGTTAATTGCTAAAATAGAGTATCTAACTAGTGATTATAAGCGATATATAAAAGAGGTGAAAAGATCTAGAACATATATGGATAAGCGCTGGATGGAGAATAATATTGATTTTTATACAGAACTCTACTCTTTCCCGTATGGAGATAAAGGTCGTAAATTAATTAATCTCCAAAACGGAATCAGTTGATTTATTTTTAAAATTCTATTATACTTGTATCAGTGTACAGGAATTTAGCTTATATACCCAACCAACGAGTCATGCGGCTCTACACATGGGATGAAAATGGTGCTCGGATAGAAACCGACTGCCCGTATCAGCCATATTTTTATCACGAGACAAACTCAAATAGACATGATGGTATATCTTTATACGGTACTAAACTCAGAAAAGTATTTGCAAACAGTAATTTAGATCGACGTAAAAAAATTGAAGACCTAAACGATCCTAAGGTTTACGAAAATATTACCCCGTATCAACAATTTCTTATAGATAGGTTTTGGCAGGTAAACGAATCTGATGATTTTACTAAATTTCCGCTTAAGATATGGTTCTTTGATATTGAAACATATTCCCCAGATGAGTTTCCAAAACCAGAAGAAGCAAGTCACATGATAAATGTTATCACCGTGTACGATACTATAAAACAAATGTATTATACATGGGGAATTAACGCATACACTCCAAAGTCGGATGATGTTGTATATGTGCATTGTCGGAATGAAGTTGATCTACTGCAACGGTTTTTAGATTTTTATGTTAAAGACCGTCCAGATATTTTATCAGGCTGGAATAGTGAGATTTTCGATGTTCCGTATGTAATAAATCGAGTTAGAAATCTCTTAGGAGAAGATGCAACCAGACTATTTTCCCCAGTACATGATGAAATTATGAAGCCAATTTACCAGCGAGTGTATCGTGGTAACTTTGGCATGACTACTACAAAATACGTAGTAGAAGGTGTATCAATGCTTGATTATTTAGATGTCTATAAAACCTTCAGCATGGGCATGAGAGACAGTTATAAGCTAGATAACATAGCGCATATAGAA